CAGCAAAGGTCTGGGCCACCTGCATGACTTGCTCCTGATAGAGCATGATGCCATATGTTGGTGCTAGAATGCCTTCCAAACTAGGATCAATCATATCGACCTTCTCTTTGCCATGCTTGCGTTTGACGAAATTATCAATATAGTCACTAGCCCCAGGCCGGTTCAAAGATGTGGTCGCAACGATCTCCTCAAAACAATTGGGTTGAACCCGTCTAAGCAAACGAATAGCTCCCGCTTGCTCAAACTGGAAAATTCCCTTGGTATTTCCCGCAGCAAACAAAGCAATCGTTTCCGGATCTTCTAGAGGAATATCCTCAATCTTAATATCCTTTTGATATTTTTCCTTTACTGCTTCCTGCATCCGTTGAGCAAAGGTCAAATTTCGGAGTCCTAAGAAGTCCATCTTGAGCAGACCATTTGCCTCAACACCATGGGCATCATATTGGGTCAGATTCATCTCCTCACCCATTTTGATCGGGATTTGATTGGTGAGGTCTTCTCCACTCATGACGACTCCTGCCGCATGAATCGAGGTCTGACGCGGTTGCCCTTCAATCCTCTTCGCAATTTCAAAGCCCTTCCGGTATTCTGGGCGACTTTGGATAGCTTGGCGGAAAGCTAAATTCTTTTCATAAGCAGAAGCTAAGGTATCCCGTAAGCCAATCCGCTTGGTGAGGTTGGTTAACTCATACTCTGGGGTTCCAAATCTCTTAAAAACATCTCGAATAGCTTGTTTCGCTCCAAAAGTTGAGAAAGTCACTATTTGAGCCACATGAGGACTGCGGTAGCGATTTTTAACATACTGGATAAATTTGGGACGATAGACATCTGGAATATCAATATCAATATCTGGCATGGTATAGCGCTCTAAGTTCAAAAAACGCTCAAAGAGGAGATTGTTCTTGACTGGATCAATCCCTGTGATATCCAAGGCATAGGCTACTAGACTACCAACTGCTGATCCACGGCCCATCCCCATATAGTAACCTTGGCTTCGACCAAACCGTAATAAATCCCAGACAATCAAGAAGTAGTCATCAAAGCCCATCTGATGGATGACAGCTAATTCATGATGCAAACGCTCTTGGTAAACTGTCTGGTCCAGACCCTTACTTCTCAAGCCCTCCTCAGCCAACTCACGTAATTCCTCAACTGCAGGCTTCTCTGGATTAAAGCGGGGAAGCTTTAATTGCGTATCAATCTCATAATGAACAGCCGCAAGAGTTTTCTCTAGATAGGCAATACTATCTGGATAATTATGAGCAAAGGCCCGCTCCAACTCTTCTGGTGGCAGGAACATCATAGAAGTGTCAACAGCTCCTACTTCCTTCAGACTGCAATTATTACGAATGGCGTGGAGCATCTGAAGACTCTCCAAATCACTCGTAGAAAAATAGCGGACCGTATGAAGTGGGAAAACAGGACGAGAAAAATGTTTCGCTGGAGTATCCGGAAAGACACCAATCGCAAAGTTTTGGCCCAAGTCTAAATACTCAATCCCTTCAAAATAGGGAACGATGATGGCTATATCATCCAATAAGTGTTGAAAGGTTGACCAATCTGTTGTCCCCATCATTTTCATGCTGGAAATCTTGATTAAATGTTTATAACCTACGGTGCCTAACGCAAGCAAACGGATAGACAAAGACCCCGCTGGTAACTCGACTTCCAAATCAAGACCTAGGACAGCCCCAATACCAGCTTTTTGGCACTCTTCTAAAAACTCGTAGGCCCCATATAAATTATCTATATCCATGAGACCAATTTGTTGGTAACCCATTTCTTTGGCACGATGAATATAGTCTCGAATAGAGACTAAACTGTCCATAAAGGTGTAGACTGATTTTGTGTCCAGCTGTGTAATCACCTTGTTCTCCTTTTCGTCCGTTCTTACCTTCTATTATACAGGAAATCCGACAAAGAAGACACTCTTACCCATTGCCAATCCTGCCTAACAAAAAAACAGATCAACTGATCTGCTTTCCTTTCTCTTACGGAAGACATGGGATTCGAACCCACGCACGCTGTTACACGCCTACCGCGTTTCCAACACGGCCTCTTAAGCCTCTTGAGTAATCTTCCAAACTAGTATCCATTATACGGAAAAGCGCTCCTCCTGTCAACAAAAAATTTAGGAATCGCTCACAAGATATCATTGTTTGATAGATTTTAAAGAAACAAAAACGACAAGGACTTGCCGTTTGCATATATAAAAATGGAGCCGGTGGGAGTCTGACAAAAGTTTATTTATCAACTTATATCATGTTTTGGGTCTGTTTTTGGGTCTGATTGTCAAATTTTAATGAATAAATGGAACTTTCTAATTTCTTTCTATTATAATAGACAATTTTTCGAATGTCTATTATAACAGACAAAATAAAAAGCCCTCCCGAAATTGGGAGGGTGTGTGTCTTATATGTTTATGTATTATAGATTTTCCGGCCACGGATCGTCCGTGGTATAGGACATGCTGGTAAAACGTAAATCTCCGATGTCTCTGTCAGTAGGTACAGGATCATCGAATTGCAAACGCAACTGGTTATTATCCCCCGGCCCGCCTAAATAGAAAGTGCCAAGGCGCTTCCCCTTGTCATTAGTCATAATGCCTAGCTTTGAGCTTGTAGAACGAAAACCAACGGGAACACCATTTACGTTTAAGATTACTACATTCCGCTCACGGTCAGAGCCTTGCGGAACGTAACCGGGTGCGCCTCGTCTCATGATACCAAACCAACCCCATGACAAACCGCCAAAACTAATTTCAACAGTTGAATTAGTGCGTCTAAACTCAACATATGCGTTAGTTTGATTTGAGCTGATGTTTTTTGGTCTAAATTTAACGTCACCAAAAATCACGCTCCAAGCCCCAGCACCAGTCCCAGCACTCTTCTTAATCCACCTAACCGCTCCGTTCTTAGCCGTGGTGTCGGTATATATTGTACCGATGTCAGCATTGATAGCATACGGGAAGCCTTGGCCTTTTATTTCGGTACTCGCACTACTTCCAGCGTTGTTGGCTGAAATTTTTCGTTTTAGCTCTTCGAACTCGTTCTTATTTACGAGTTGGCTTGTGTCCACTGTTGGGATTTTTGAGCGTGTGACAAATGGATCTCCACCGTTTTGTAATTTGGTATCAATCAGAGCGTCTAGACCAAGTTCAAGGTGCTTCTCCTTGATGTTATTGGTCATTTGGCTTTGCAACGTGGCATAAGTTGGAAAAAGTTCGTAAGCCTTAGATTGTGACAATAAGGATGCTTGTTGGCCTTCGATGTTTCCAATATCACGACCGATAAGTTTGATTGCTTCTTTTAACTTGTCCATTCATGCCTCCTTTAGAGACTATTTTTGGCGCTATTGTAGATTTGTACAAAATCAGTATTTTCGAGATCCGTGAATTTTTGGCCAAGTTCAGTCATTTTTGAGACAATAGCCCCATCAGAGCTACTTCCAGCAGAGATTTTCTCAGCAATCTCTTTTAATGTATCTAACTCCTCTGGCACACCTTCACCTAAGATGGATGTTTTGACACCTTGAATTGCAGTGTCCAACTGTTCTTTTGTGATCCCACCTTGGCCGATCTCGCTCTTTTCCGCTTTATTCGCAAGTTGTGTCTTGATATCTTTGATATCTGTCCCGACCGCTTGAGCAAAAGATGTTAGTTTCTCTGTATTTAAAGTCATAGTTATTCCTTTCAAATTTTAGCTAAGTTATAAAGTGTAGTCAAATCTGGCAATTCTTCTGTCTGTGGCCCATTCGGATGTGCTGCGATATATTTATCGATTTCTGTTTTAACATCATTTTTTACAAGTGATAAGACTTCCTCAGTCGTGAATTCTTCTGCAGATTTCGTAACCTCTAGCCGAGCGCTTCTGTCACTTGGGAAAATGTAGCCATCGCAAACGACTTCGACAAGATATGATCCTATCGGCAATGCCTTTTCGATTTTGAAAGTAACTCTGGACTTATCCACTGTACTCTCAAATGTGGCCTTTCCTTTTTGGTTAAAGATCCTGATTGTGGCATTCTTGCCATTAAGCTCGCTGATCGGGTGCATGTTTTCGTCCAGTAGCTCATAGCCAAATAAAGAGGCGCTATCTCCTTGTTTAACAATAGCACCACCTTCAAATTGCTTCAGATTCGTAGAATTTAATAATGTCATTAAATCCTCCCTGTTTTTAAGAGAATGAGCCGAAATCTGTGATTCGTTGACCATTCTCTGATTGACCGACAGCCACGTAGCGACGGTTGCCGGATGCACCAATATACGTAATCCAGATATAACCATCATTGTCTAGCCATCCGTCATAGTTGATAACTTGACCAGCGGTATATACTGCTACAATCTCGCCTAAAAGCCCTGCAGAAGCCCGTACATTGAGTGCTGACACTTCGACTGTGAATGTACCTGTCTCTGGGTTGAATCTATTGGAGTCAACTGTAAGAGGTTCTGATGGTGTGATAGGTTCTACTTGTGCCGGTTGACCATCAACCGGGAAATAAAACCACCCGACAATGGCAGTAAAATCACGGGTATTATATCGTGCCGGGCCACCTACATATAGACTATCTTCGTTGCCATCGATATTCTGCTCGATAGTACGCATGGTATATCCATCGCTATCCTCAATCACTAGGCCAGTGTGACCGTATGAATGACCGAACAAGTAAGTAGTTTCTTGTACAAACACAGCCCCAGCTCGTGGTTTGCTGTCCGCATTGCCCTCTTGGTTATATTCCACCTCATAACCTAAATCACGGGCAGAATTGAGTAGATCAATGGCATTGCCCCAGAGTGTTTTGCCGAAAAAGTAAGTAGAGATTGCATTAGGTAGTGCAGCGCATTGCATCCCCCATTTGCTCATAGATACACCAGTGCCAGCATCTGCTAACCCTTCTGCATATCCCAAAATATCATTTAAAGTAGCCATTTATTGCTCCTTTCTATAATCAAAAGCCACCACCCAAAAATAGGCAGTGGCTAACAAAAAGATTGCTGTTTTGAGAGTAGCTCTCTTAATCATTATTTGGCTCGTAATAGTTAAGCGCACGCTTGCTATCGCTTAGACCTGTTGTGGTAGGGTCATTAACGACACCGACCAAAACAAAGACCGCAAACAGTACATTGACAAATACCAAGATTTTATCAACAGTTTGGCCAAACTCTAACTTGATGCCAAAGATATCAGCAAAAGCCTGGAAGAGCAATGCAAGAGCTGGCACAAGAGCAAGCCAAAAGTTTTTGTTTTTCAAACGTACAGTCCAGTTGATTTTCATAGTTATTTCCTCACTTCTAAATTTACATATTTGTTGTAGAGAGCGTCAATGTAGCCATTTCCGCCCAATTTCTTGTAGCTTTTGTGCATTTTGTGAATGATGTCTGACTCATGCACGGTAGTGTATCCACGCTCGATAGCCGTAGAGATATCACGTTCTAACCTCAAGTACATAGTAACCAGATGCGCTTCGTCATGCACGGCCAGTTTGTCATTCACTTCATCAATTTTTCTATTGTTGTCCTTGCCCACTTCTTGCACGGTTTCAACCGCTTGCTGGATCGTGCCCAATTCGTCTTTCAACTCATTAAATTGCTCTTTGTTTAGGTTTGCCGATTTACTGGCTTTCATCCCAAACCATCCAGTCGCAATCACCCCAAAAGTCGGGGCAAGGTGTGCGATTAAATCAGAGAATGTCACTCAATCACCAGCTTTCCTATTGGACTGGTTGAGTCTCAAGGTCGCCAGAAGGTTGTGCCGGCTTATCTTCCTTCTCTTCTTTTGGTTTAGTCCATTTCCAGATACCGATCTTGCCGTTTTTGTAAAGGCTATCCAGTTGCTCCAAGGTTTCCCCTTGATAAGTAAATGGTTCGGTTACTTGGATCATGACACGCTTGCCTTCACCAAATGCTTCTGTGTGGTTTGGATCTTCAATCGTAAAGATTTCTTGTGGTTGATATGTTTTCCCAATTTGTCCAAGATCAACCAACTCAAGTCCACGCTTAAAGATTGTAGGATCCATTGGATTGTCAACATCTGTTACACGAGCTAAAAGATTCCAATCAGCAACGTCCTTGATCTTCTGGATTTGGTTTGCTTTTTCTTCGTTGTCCTTGGCGAGAGCTTGGATTTTAGCGATAGCATCCTTGTTAGCTTCGACAGATTTGTCAAGCTCTTTCTTGATTGCTACGACTGCTCCAGATGTATCAAGTTCCATGCGGACAATGTTTAACACTGCTTCAACCAATGTCGCATCATCTTCGGTCATGCGATTTGTTGGCAAAATTTCCTCAAAGACACGGTACGGGAAGTCTTGCTTGATTGCTACCTTGGTCGTATCAGCTACTGCATCATATGATTTAAATTGTAATTTATAATCCATTAGTTTGTTACCTCTTTGTTGTTTTTGATTTTTTCGAACAATGCCTTTAGTTCAGCATCTGATTCGATAGTGTTGCGATAGCTTTCAATTTCTTGCGAAAGTTTAGCTACTTGTGATTGCAAATCGGTAAAACGAGCCTTAAACTCAATTTCACCCAGCGTCTTGTCACTCAATTGCTTATTTAATTCAGCAACCATTGACAGTAAAATGTTTTCGTTCATTGTACCTCCTAGTTGATAAGATCAGCCCAATTATTATTGCCACGATAACCAATTTTGAGCATGATATCTTTTAGCATCATCTTGAGCCGAACCCCATTTAATGTGATTTCGTTTGTGTGTATATCATGCAATCTTTTGTCTGATCGACCAATTACATGTTTTACTCTATTTTCGTTTAATGGCATAAAATATGTATAACCGTCTCGTGTGTTATTGTGGATCATCCACGGACTACGGTATTTCCCGTTTGCGTAAAATATGATTCGGTCAGCAACGGTTTCATGGAATGATTCTTTATCACCGTTCCCACTACCTGACCAGAGACGAGTCCCTGCAAACGTAGCATTTTCGACACCCTCCGTCTTGTCGTGATTTGTTCCGATGACGATGCGAGCGGCTTTTTGGTCAATTAAACGTTCTGCTCTAAAGTAACCTTGTTCGAGTCGGATAAATTGTGATGATGTTGTGTCGTCAATCCGTCTAATGGAACCTTGGTTAGAATAGAAATTCACGCTACCATTATCTAAATTGAAATCAGTAGCACCATTATTAGATAGCAATCTCCCACCTTGAATTCTTTCCGCAGCGATTTTGATAGAATTCAGCTCAGTAATAAATGCTTTTTGTGAAATCAGCTCCCTAATAAATGCTTGATTAGCAAGCAATTTCTGGATTAAGGCAGAGTCCACAAGCAACTTATCAGCAGTGACTGCATTTGAAGCAAGAATCTGAGTTGTTACTGATCCGGATTCCATGTGGCCGGTTCGAACGCTCTGAGAAGCTAGATGCCTGCTTGTGATTGATCCATCGACCACCATGTCACCTTTTACCTTGATCAATTGAGCTATCAAGGCAATGGACTCTGGCTCTTGTACAAGTAGTGAGCTGATGGTTCGTCCGTTGATAGTCTTACCTGTACCGAATGATATCTGACCTGATGTGATCTGGATATCCGTTTTTCTCAACATGTCACCCATTTGATTGGTGATTGTTGTAAATTGCCCATCTACTGTCTGCTTGTACTCAGCAATCTTGGAAGATATAACTTGGTCATTATTTTGCTTTAAATCTTCAAGTCTTCTTGTGATTCCGGCTACATCTTCATCATACTTAGATTTCGCTATATAGCCTTGCCCCAAAATCTGTCTGGTTGCTTTTACAGCATCAACAGCAGCTTTCTCAGAGTAGGTCTGCATGCGCTGTTCAAGTTCACCGTTTGGGCCTGTTTTAGTCTCTAATTTTGTTAATTGAGTAGAAAGGCCTTCGACTGTCCTTTCAAACGTGGCTTGTGCTTGTTCCGCCAGATAATTTTGATCTTCTGGGGAAGGTTGCCACAAGCGGTCATTGCTTCCTTCATAAAAATCCAGCTCCGTCATAAACATTCCAGACCACACGTTTGGTCTGCCTTGATATTCAAACAGAAGATAGCCTTCATCAAAAGCTCCTGTGTCGAAGCTGAATGATTTTTTGACAGCTCTGTCTAAGTTAAACGCTGGTGATCCAGTTTTGTCAAAAATTACCTGCTTTTCGTCAAAGTCATTGATAGACCCTTTTCTGCGTTTACAGAAAGTGATCTTGACTCTTTCAGTATTTGCATCAAATGCTGTTAAGTTAAGCATGTAATTTGTATTTTGTTTAATGATGAAGCGTGGACTATGAACAGATGCACCACTGCTCAATAGAAACATGCGTTTCTGCCCGTTAAAATAATAATGATGGGCAGTGAAACTCATTCGTTCATTTGGTTCAGTCCAATATTTCAAGTCCTCATCTGCTCTTGAGTTCCTGAGCAAATTAGGGCCGCCACCGACTCCAATTGTGGTGAACTCTTCTTTGACTCCTGCCACTGTCTGCTCAACATAAGAGCGATCTGCTTTGCCGTTGGCCACATTGGTCAGGTCAGAGATGGCTTTCTCTGTAGTCTGCTCAAAGCGTGATTGTGCTCCTTGGATTCCAGCAAATTGGCTTTGTGTCTGTCCTTTGAAATCATTGATCAACTTCTGGATGTCGGCATCACTAGTCTTTAATTGATCAGTAGTAGCTTTCAGGCCTTGCATCTTGACTTCGATGCCATTGTATTGAGCCTTAAACTCTTCCACAATTTCGTTTTTATTAGCTTGATTTGCTGCATTGATCTTGTCAGTGACTTGCGCTGAGATTTCTTGCTTAACTACTTCAGCTTGCGCTTTTGCTTGTTCGATTCCATCAGTGATTTTATGTTCCAGCTCTTTTGCTTGCTTGTCATACTCAGCATTAGCATTGTCTACAAGCTTCTGCACTTTCGCTTCATATTCTGCATCATAAGACTTCATTTTCTTATCGACAGAATCATTGACCATTCCTGAGATAGAGTCTGCTAAACTTCTAGCAACTTCACCGAAACCGATGCTGACAAGTTTAATGCTCATTGGATTGAACTTGTATTTTGTGATCTTTTTTCGCAAATCGACATCATAGTCCTCGTGTAAGATGCTCACGATATCAAACATGTGTGCTGGTTGATCTGCCTGGCCTACAACATCAATCTCAAGGCTTTCTTCAATCATGTCGCAAAGAGTTTCTCGGAAATAGCGCTTGCCGTATTCTTCAAGTGTTTTTTGATCCACTACATCCTGATCTTGTACTTCCATATCCGCTTCGTAGATATGCTTGTATTTATTAATCAGTGGGCTATCAATGGTCACGGTTAAGATCTGATCTTTCTTTCCTTCCTCGTGGGCTTCGATAACCTTTTTAAAATGGATCCGTGTTCTCAACTCTTTAGTGGATTTTGATTCCTGAAACGATTTCATGTTTTTCTTATAGGTAAACAATGATTCGTTTTCGATTCCGCCATGCTCCAGCAATCGAACGCTGTACTTATCACGGACGAGATCACCACCCCACTGCCCAACGATAGAGTGCTTGTCTTTTGCCAAGGCTTCCATCGCTGAGACATCTTTAAGATTGAGGGTGTGTTTTGACATCACATCGGAAAAAAACGTAAATGGTGTTTCTCGTTTGAACCCGGCAACAAGCGCATTCATTACGGTTGCTCCATTCACTCGATCGACATTGATCTTGTTGATGGAATATCCATTAAGTAATGTTGCTACTTGATTGGCATATACAGTGACATATCCGTGTTGCTTTTCAACTTCAAAGATAGTAAAGTACTGCTCTCCATGTAAATCGTCAGCAACTAATTCTGTTTCCGGAATTAACAATGCCCATTTTGGATCTGAGGTTGGAAATTTAAAGGTAAGCTGATAGGTGCTGTTAGCTTCCTGGACGATTTCGGAGCTAAAAGCTTCGTTAAGAGGGAAGTTTCCCTCTTGTAGATAAATCATACTTTATACCTCCAATTCCCTTTAATTGTGATTTTTGAGACGGTACCTGAAACTGCAATACCGGATGTACCTGGAGCAATCTCAAAGAAACCACCTCTTTTTCTCAAGGTGTTTTTCAAATTTCCATTTTTGTCATAGACATTTTGTTTTTTATGACGGCAGTCAATTGTTGCTTTTGTATCAATCGTGAGTTGCATGGTTTGCTTACCAATCGTAAGCGTTACATCCCCACTTCCCTCAACTATGATGACCGGTTCAGAATAGACCGTGCCAGGGTTCGTCACAGTGCCATTACTTGTCAACACGACTTCCGTATTGTTTTTCTGATAGCGGAAAGGATGCATCTTGAGCTTGATTTCTAGTGACCAAGCATGGATGCCGTTTTGTCTAAAACTTGAGCCAGCATAGTCAGCATAAAAAATAGAGCCTGGTCGATGCCCAAACTCTACTACATTATTCTGCTGGTTGAATTGCTCAAGGATTTTCTGGACCTCCTCTTCCTTTACAACATACAGACTAACAGTCTTATCATAGCCATCATATGCTCCATCGTAGATAGGATAGTCTCCATTAGCCCCGTAAATCGTATTATTGTCAAAACGTGGCTGAGCCATTTGCTCCTCACCGTAATCGGTGACATAGCAGTTTGGGATTGTTCCAGTGTCAAACCCATTAATAATCATGTTAAACATTAGATTCCCTCCCTTGCCATGATTTTAGAATAGCGTTGGTAGCTATTTTGCGCCAAAACATTGCCATCTAGATAGGTTTCTGATGGTTTCTCAAGGATAGCAGTCAATAACTTTTCTAAACTTGACCTCAGAAACGCAATCTCAGCAACGACATTTTGACCATCGTACTCATTGCCACCTTTATTATCGATTAGCACGATTTCCCGATTGGCTTTTTCCATCTCTTTCAAGAATTTCGCATCTTCTGGAATACCGATACCAGATGCATACTTAGGAATGCCGAGTTTTTGCATCAAACGTCTGGTCTTATCTGCACGCAAGACCTTGGATCCACGAGGTAGTGGCATGATGACATCTCGGCCTTCCGGGATGAAGCTCCGTCCGTCTGGTAGTGTAACCATTTCACGGTAGACCGCATTGCGCTGGTCGTTGACCATGGCAAGTCCGCCCGGGTGATAATCTGTACCATCTTTGTGTCCAAATAATCTTCCAACACTATTCACGACACGGTTGACTACCTCTGTGGCTGTGATGGTTGTATGCCAGCTAGTGGGTACTGATTGAATAGCACTACTTGCTGAGTTAGCAGCATTCATAGCACTTGTGGCATCACCAGTCATGTACTTCATAGGGCTGTAAAGAGCGTTCCATTCATTCTGCTTGTTAATGGCAGATTGCCCTGCATTTACCGCACTACCAGCATCACCGGTTTGTAGTTTGGTAGGAGATGGAGTTGCATTCCATTCAGTCTGTTTGTTGATAGCTGCTTGTCCTTGTTGGACTGCATTGTCTGCATTTGCTGTAATTGATTTTTCTAACACCTGATAAGCATTTACAGCACCGTAAGCTTCAAGGGCTTGATTCTTCCCAGCTTCAGCACCAGTCGCATCCGCATTGATGTTTGTGTTCGTCTCCTTCGGAATGTTCAGGATATCGTTCATTACCTGGGAGATAACTTTGCTGGAGTTGTCCGTAGCATCAATTGGGATGTTTGGGTTCATACCAACCAATGTATTCAATGCTTGCTGGATTTTAGTAACCTCACCAGTTGCTAAATCTTTAGCAATAATCTCTTTCTGCTCAGGACTCAACTGATTCCATTTCTGCAAGGTAGAGATAGCTAGATTTCCAGAATTGAGGAAAGCCTCATTCTTCATCAGCAGTTCTTTGACTTCTGCTGGGAGGGCGTTCCACTGTTCAAGTGCTTCCTTATTGTCAAGGATGGCTTGCATACCTTTGTGGCCGTCTAAAACGAGTTCTTTCTGTTCCAGAGTCAGCTCGTTCCATTTACCGGTTTCGACTAAGGTCTCACCGATCAGCATCTTAGCATTCGTTTCAAGGTTGGCATTCTTCAGGATAAATTCAATTGAATTCCAGCCATTCTCAGCTTCCAATACCTTGGAAATTTCTTCTTTGGCATTCGTCTTAACTTCACCCTTTTTATCATCAAATACGAGTGAGTTCCAGACCATGTTAGCCTCAGCAGTTTCCTTACTCATGTTAGCCATGGACTTCGCAACGATCCCAGATGATGTCGTGACAGTATCAGCAGCAGAACGCATATACTCTTCGAATTGCTTCACATCAAGGCCTAATGCGCCCATACGAGATTTAGCGCCTCCCAAAGCTTCTTTAGTCCAACGGCCGTTGTAATTATCGAGGAAGTTCTTTTCTAACTCAAAATATTTCTGTTGGTAAGCTTCTTTTCTGGCAAGATGTTCTGCTTCCAGCTCTTCTAACTTCTGATTACGTTCCTGAATTCCTTTTGCGGAGCCATCGTTTTTGTATGCATCTTTGATAGCTTGCTTGCGCTTTTCGTAGACCTTCTGTTCTTCCAGGATCCAGTCTGAGACCACTTTCAACGCATCTTGACGCTGAGTTTCATTCATGGATTTGACATCGCCATTCATAGCTTGCATAATAGCATGTTTCTTATCCTTAGAAATATTCAGCAAGTCCAATTCCTGGCTAATCATTTGGTTTTGGATATTTGAGACAATGGCTTTTTCTTCGATTGTCAGGTCTCTGTGCTGGTCCTTAGCATTTTGATAGATACGACCAACCTCTTCGGTCATATTCCGGACATTTACTTTGGTTTGTTCGAGTTGATCTTCTTGGTTCTTACGAACCTCCTCACTCATACCGACTTCTTTAGCGAGAGCTTGCAACTTCTCTTTCTTCTCATCAATCAGCTTGTCAATCTCACTGTTGAGTTTTTCAAAAGAAGCCTTGACATTATCGACGTTTCCAGCAGTTGATCCAAAGTCAACAATAGCCTTATTTGCTTCATCAACCTTGGCTTTGAAACCGCTCAGTTGTTCATCTTGGACCTTGCTGACGGATGTTCCCCAGCGCTGTGTCCTATTCTCTGCTTCTGCCATCTGCTCAGCTATATAAGACAAGCCAACTAATGCAGCTCCACCAAGCAATATTCCCCACGTTGGTAAACTACCAAGTGTTGCGATACTTGATGATAATAACCCAGCACTCGTACTAGCTTCAGCAGTTGCAGTACCTACTCCGCTAATACTTGCAGATAAGGCTTTAAATCCACCAGCTATAGAGCCAGCGTCTTTAAATGTTTTAATCGCACCAGATACTTTACCAATACCACTAACAAGGCTTCCGAAGCCTTTGGTCAAGCCACCGATGATCCCGAGACCACCACCGAGCAATTTAAGAGCTGGCCCAGCAGCCGCTCCCATCAAGCCCCAGTTGATGATATTCTGTTGTTGCTCAGATGACATCTTGCTGAACTTCTCGGCCATCTCGGATAGAGTTTTAAGCCAAGGTTTAGCAGCATCTAGTCCACTATTCAGGGCCTTCAGCAATGGGCCACCAAATTCGATAGCGATATCCGTAATCTTGTTTTTAAAGATTTTCAACTGTGATTCAGTGGTTTCGTACCGCTTACGAGCTTCTTCAGTCAGCGCACTGTTTTTCTTCCATGCACTGTTTGAGCGATTTACCGCATCTGTCATTGTGTCAGATGCTGATGCAAGAGATTTCAGCATATTTCCTTGTCGGATACCTTGCATTCCAAGTTCGTCAAGGATGCCGTCCATGTTCTTGCCTTCGTCAGTGGCTTTTTGCAACCCTTTGATAAAAGATTGCAAGGCTTGCGCTGGCTTCTCTTTCCATGCTTTGCTGAACTGCTCAGACGTCATTCCTGCAGTTTGGGCAATCAGTTGTAATTTTTCAGTGGCACCTTTTCCGACTCCAGACACCGCTTTTCCGATGCCTGTAAGAGTTTGTGTCATGGCAGTACCACCAGCCTCGGCTTCGATACCAACACTACTCATAGCAGTTGCAAGACCGAGGATTTCTGGAGTGGTTAAGCCGGCAAGTTTTCCTCCAGCCGCCAAACGGTTTGTCATTTCGACAATATCGCGCTCTGTCGTCGCAAAGTGGTTACCCAAATCAACGACCGCAGATCCAAAGTGCCCCGACCATTCACCCAGGTCATTCTTGGAGACCTGCATAATGTTCCCGATTTTAGCGATTGAGGATGCAGCCTCTTCTGCACTCAAGTTGGTTGATACGCCGAGGTTTACCATTGTTTTTGAGAATTCTTTGATTGCTCCAACTGGTACACCTAATTGCCCGGCTGCTTCTGCGACATGTGCAATTTCAACCGCACTAGATGGCATTTCCTTGGCCATGTTACGAATGCTTGCGGATAGCCTATCAAACTGTTGAGGTGTTCCATCAACCGTCTTTTTGACTCCAGCAAAAGCACTTTCATAGTCAATCGCAGCCTTGACTGCAAATCCAGCACTAGCGACCAGAGGGGCAGTGAGACCTTTTGTTAACGTCTTGCCAAGGTCAGAAGCCTTCCGACCGAAATTCTGGATGTGATCTCCGCCTTTTTTGATGCTCTGACCCAGAGCCTCCATACGACCAGAGAAACTATTTTCACGAGCAACAGCTTTAAGAGCTTGCTCGACCTTATACAATTGACCTTCCATTGCAGACAACTTAGCATTCTCACGCTCGATATCCGCAGCGGCTTTGTCATATTTGGCAGACCCAGGATCAAGTTTGTCAAATCCTTTCTTCATCTGATCGAGGACTTTTTTCTGTGCCTCAATCGCCTGACCAAGAGATTTGTACTTTGATTTCAATAAATCTGCATTATTTCCATGTGATTTTAAAGTGCTGTCGAGTGCCTTGACATTATTTTGGAAATATTTCACTGCATTCTTTGCACTTGTTAAGCTAGGATTGAACTTTGACACGTCCAGCCCTAGTTCGATATACATTTGTCCTAGTGGCGTTCCACCTGCCATTTTTCCTCCTTCGAAATAAAAAAGCCTTAAACAAGGCTTTACTTTATATCCCGTCAAATATGTCTGCAATATCTAGCGGAGTTTCGTCTTCAGGATCGCTACTTGTATCGACGATACCGATTAAGTCATCCCAACTAATATCCATAACCTCATTGATACTCATGTTGTACGGACCATTAGAGACATTTTTGACAAATTTATAAAAATGCTTTAAAGCATCTTTGGGATCTATTGTTTCCCCTTTGGGTCCACATCACCTACCAGATGAGCGTAGATGTCCATAAATACTTCAATGATTTTTGCAAAGTCTGTGTACTCCAGCAATTGCTCAACTGTGACATTTTCAAAAAGCGAAGCGATAAAGTTCAACTGTTGGTCCAACTTTTCTACTTCTGACTTTTCAGACGTGAGCGATTCATTGAGCACAAGATAGTCACGATAGTCACGAGTAGTAATTTCTTTACTGGAGTATAGGACATCTTCGCCTTTCTCGTTCTTCATAGTAAATTTAATTTTAGCCATTTATTTTTCCCTTCTAAGTCAAAAAGCACCTTGCGGTGCCTTCTCTTATTAAGATAATAAAACAAAGGGGCTAGATGCCCCCGTTTTATTATCCACCAGCTACGATACCAAGTTTAGTTTTAAGTTTTTGTACCTTAGTATCATCTTTACCAAAGTACATTGCTCCGTACTTGTCTTTTGAGTCTTCTGCAGTAGAAGCCCCAGCGGTAAAGGTTACGTTGGTAGTAGCAAGTTCATCTGCCTTGTCCTTGATCGTGTTCAAGTCAATGGCATCCATTGAGAGGTTCCCTTTGTAGAATCCGTAAAGGGCAAGCTCTCCGCTCGCTGTGCTTGATTCAAGCAAGATAGACACATCTGCTGATACAGTATCAGCACCAAATTCGAGGATATCATCTGTATCAGTGTATCCAAGTGCTTTAGCGTACAATGCAACTGGGATGTCCAAGAGTCCTAACTCAACCTTCAAGTCACCAACACCACGATTGTTTACGTGGTAAGCGATGTTACTACCAAATGTCTTGGTAGGATCATTTGCCAAACCAGTGATTTTAGCGGTTTGTGTAGCACCTTCTCCCTTTTTACCTTGAATAGTAAAGACGTTAGTGCCTTCTGTCGGTGTTCCACCGTCTAGGATGCGAACAGTTAAACTCTTAAAGCCGACTGTTGCTGTACCTTGTTTTTCTTTTCCCATTATTTAAAATTCCTTTCTAATAGTCGTCATATAGAGAGCTTTTCCCTCTGTATGTCCGAGCATCTACATAACGTTTAATTTCCGGGATCAATGTATCTAGACCCCCGTCTGTTTGGTAGAAGCCTTCTGACTCCATGACTTTCTCAATAGCACCTTGCAATTCCTTGCATTTGATGCGGTCAGTAGACTCTACATTGATTTGATAGAGGAAAGTCTTTGACAGACTTGTATTGCTCCCACGGTCGCTTTGAAGAGGAGGGCCGACCGGAATGATGACAATACTCGGCTCCTTTTCGGAAAGCTTCTCAGGACGTTTAAACGACTTGATACAAATCCCGGAAAGTGCCTCATCACTTTTTAAGGCGTTGTAAATTTCGGTCAATTTATCTTTAATCATCCAAGTCCCTCCGCTTTCAATTTAGAAGCCAATCTGTATTTAAACTTCTCTTTGTTTGCCTCTGAAAATCTTCGGATCACGCCGAATCCACGAGGGTGTGCTTTCTTCGCATATCCGAATTCACTCAAGTGGACTAAACGCCATCGAGAACCAGCACCAAATCCAAGCTTAACCATTGGGACACCTTCGAAGCTTCCGGTGACATTCCCAACAGTCGCACTTGCGATTGTCTCACCAGTGTCCTTATAGACACCCAATGCTCCCTTGAAGTCCTCCAGGGTCTCGGTCGCAGCACCTTTCAGTGCTTTGTTCGCTGAACGTCTCACCTTTCCGTCTCCAAGCTTCGCTTCTAGATTCCGGATTACTCCCTCGAATCCGACCAGTGTCGCACCACTACTCATCCCGACCACCTCCGATAATGACGATTAAGAAATCACGATTATCATAATCAGGGCGAACATCAATGATGTTCCAATGCTTCCCTTGTGAGCGTTGGTCCATCACTTCCACAAAGTGCCGGACATCTGGCTGATAGCTAGTCAATGGATCACGAATTTTCAGAGTCATCTTTGCAACCATAGATTTTCCAGTGGAGATTTCAATATCTTTTAAGCTAGGCGAGTAAGCTTTCGCAAAAGTGAAAAATGCCTTCTCAAAACTAACATCACGACCATCCAAACCATCCTCCACCTTAGAAGTATAGAAGGTGATAGGTGTTCTCAGGTCTCCATTGGTTGCTTCCGGTTGCTTGTATTTAAAATTAGGCTTCAATGCCTTGCGTTACTACTTCTGTGATTTCAAGAGCAGACCCTACCATTGGATTGATGAAACCAGGTAATTTTTCCATCAATTCTTTTTGTCGAGCTTCGTCTGCTTTAAATGTATCTCCGACTTTACGGAGCACATTCTCTTTCAAATCGAAAAATTCTTTTAAAACTTCGACCATATTCCCTCCTATTGATAATTTTTAAGAGATAGTTCCAAAATCTCACCCTGGAAATTCGCATAGAAAAATTCAACCTGGTCATTATAGAGATACCTCGACCGTTCAAGGATCAACTCTTCAACACGGCTATCGCTAGCATCGAATGAATCCGTAAGATCAAGAATCGCTTTTTCTGACGAAGTGAGCATGCGTGAGAGATTGGCATTCTCTGCATCATGAAAGATTTTCATCCGCTCCTTGAATGCTCCTAGAAGCGGATGAAGTTGTTTAGTTCCTTCCATTCGGTGTCACCACCTATTATTTAATTTTCAATTCCCAAACCGCAGCAGTCTTTTCATCATGTGCCTTACCGTAAGCAAATTGCTTAGCAGTGTAGAGGTTCAAGTCTTCGAGAGCATAAGTTTCTGTGAAGCGACCGAATTCAATTCCACCACCTACGAATGCATCATAGCGACCTTTCACGAATGTAGTCACTTTACCAGCAGTTTGAGCAACTGACTCAACCAAGATCAAGTTGTATGGCATTGCTGTCACATACGTTCCTTGAGCGTTCAATGAAGTGTATTGTTTTTTGACATCCCATGCATCAGCTGGGTTTACAACCATTACGACATTTCCTTCAACTGCCACTGGATTTCCATCAGCCTTAACAGAGTGATGTTTGTACACAGCGGTCAATTCTTTGACAACTGTCGCAGAGTCCGCAAATGTAAGTTTTGCAGTTTCGACAGCTTTTTCTGCATAAGTTGTTTTACCACCAGATGCAGTTCCTGTAAGAGTGCGAGAAAGCCCAATAGGTTTGTCATCTCCGTCACCGTTCAAGAAAGCAGCTTCCAAAGCAGCAGCAAACGCTTCTGTGATTTGTGCAGATACAAATGATTGCAACCAAGCAGGGCCAAATTTTTCAGAGTCTTTAGGAATGACTACAAATGCAGTCAATTTGTTTTGGATCGTTTCTTCTTCGTTGAAGGCTTGTTTCAATTGACCTTGAATTTCCCCGTTGATCTTGCCCCAAAGAGCTGTTCCAGTTTGAGTTGATTTGAGGAATTTAAGGCGGATGCCAGCGTTGCGTAATCCAAGATGTTGCAAGAGCGGGCGAGCCTTCACCATATCATCAAAGATACGGTCGATTGTTTCTTGTGGGAAGAGTTTTTCTACTCCCGCAGGAGCGGTTTTTTCGATATCGTTGAAGAATTCACGAGCTTCAGCAGTCAATTTAGCATCATAAGGATTCATCGCTGAAACTTCCTCATGAGCAGCATGACGAGCTTGTTCCATCATTTCATTAGTCATCGACTCGATCATTTCATTGTAGAGTTTCGCTTGTTCTTCTTGAGGTGCGCCATTTGTCACAGCGTTCAAAAAGTCCTGACGAATTTCGTTGAATTTGTTAGATAATTGCATTGGCATTAGTATTTTTCCTTTCTAAAATGCAAAAAGACCGAACCCTTTCGGTACAGTCTCGTTTGTGTTATTTTCTGGACTTTCTGGGATATTGAATTTTTTCTGTAGAAATTCGCTATTTTCAAAAGTCTCTCGTGCGATTTGTCGAGCTTCTAACTTATTAGCTACCAGCTCAGCGATTTTATCAACATCAGGAGTCATTGCTGATTTCATCTTGTCAATAAAGTCATGCGGGATCATTGGAGTTTCGCTTGCAGCAAACGTAGGAGCAATTTCTCCGCTAAACATGACACGGTCAGCAAAACCTTCCTTGACTGCTGTTTTAGCATCGAACCAGGTAGTCTTGTTCATCAAATCCAATAAATCATCCAGCGCCTTACCTGTCTTATCGACATAAGCATTAGCGATTGATTTGTTGAATCCTTCAAGAACCCCAGCTTCATGCAGTAGAGTGTTGTGGTCTCCGTCAACTCGTGATGACACGTTATGGATCATGATTTGAGCAGTCGGGCTAATTTCTACCACGTCACCAGCCATAGCAATGACGCTTGCTGCACTTGCAGCAATGCCCACGATCTTAACAACTACTTTCCCTGAGTAGGACCGCAAAGCGGTATAGATTTCGCTACCAGCATACACATCACCACCGCCCGAATTGATATGGACTTCAATGTCCTCACCAGTTTCAGGAAGTACAACGTTTTTAGGAGCAGTACAGTCCCAACCGAACCAATCGTACATCCAAACATCATCGTTTGAAACAATGGTTCCCTTAATCGGAATCACTTTCATCTTCTTTCTCACCTCCCTTCTCTACATCCTCACCAAGTTGATAGTTCTTAGTGATCAGAGGCTTGTCGCCCCACGGTACAGCTTCAAGACCAAGTTCCTCACGGACTTCATTGATAAGCATGGACCCAGAAGAAATCAGCTTGTCAATACTTTGAGCAAGTGAGAATTTATCCCTTTGACCTTCACCGACAATGACAAGACGATTGTTATCCCTATACTCGCTTTTACTTAGCAAAGCGAAGTTCAGGCCGTCACTCATCTTCTTCACGAGCGACTGATAGCAATAGCTATTGAACATCTTCTGGCTATTCTCAAGGTTTGCCATATCCCCATGCATCAGCGCAGTAGGAATTCCCAAGATGTCAGCCACTTCATCATCAAACTGCCGACGAAGTTTCTTGAGTTCATCCACGGACAGGTTCGACGTCCCTGTGGTGTTGGTCAACTCAGAATATTCCATTCCTTCTTGAGCTGGTACAATCGCAACCGTCTTGGTTGTAAATGACTTAAAGAGACCATCAGCGTATTTCTGCATCTTCTCACGCTTCTTATCGTCGAAGCTTGCATTCGTCCTTGTACTAAGGACACCACGGATTTGATTATTCCGTGCCAACGCTTCGACCAACCGAGTGTGTAGTTTCTCATAGTCATTAAACAACTGAGTGAAATACTCTTGTAGCCGATTGTTGTTGTACTGCAAGAAAATGACTTCGTCCATCTTGAATGGTCTTTGGAAAGTATAATTCTGACAAGTCACAGCAGTAAACGTATCATCATACACAGCATACTTCTGACGGATGTACGAGTCAGCGATTAACAACTGATCATCATCCGATAGGAAGATTAGGACTTCATTTTTGGTCAACAAGCGATAGATAGCCTTTTGCCAAAATTCAGAAGCTGATTCGTTCTTGTTGGGCCTTACATTTAGCAGATAATCCCAATCATTAGCCTTCTTCTTACCATTCTCAATGAACTTGAACTCAGACCTTGCGAAGATGCGGGCCACAAATTCAGCAGCCTTATCAATCGATAAGCTCTTTAGTTGCAGATTTCCAAAAATACGCTCCAGCTCATCGAACTCAAAGCTTGGTTCCGGAACTTCACGCTTGAATAAATTTAGCCATCCCAAGGCACCTCCTCCTTTCTTAAATTTTATGCCAACCACCCACCCGGGATCTTATCCCTTATCGTTTAAAGAATGACTTCTTCGAGCGCTTCATATCTTGCCGAATAGCTTCGAACTCTTTGTTCGTCTGCTCGATATTTTTACTGCAAGCATCTTCATGACGCTTCAAGGCTTGACTTAAAGTATTCAACTCACCTTTCAGCACAGCCACTTCTGACTTCAAGTGCTCGACCTCAGTATTCAAGACCTGTTTCTTCTTCATTCGTTTATTCATTTGGTTTTCCTTTCTAAAAATCCCAATCTTCAATCACATTAAGGAATTCACCCACAGTGCTTTCCTGGATGATTTCTCTCTTGTAGAGAGCAGCAATAAAAGCGTGGAAGCCATCGGTCTTGCGTCTCACAGGTTCTTTCTTCAGGAACCTCTTGTTTCCGTCCTTGTCTTCCTTGACGAAGGTGTTGTCTGTGTACCACAGCATTGACCTATCATTTCCAAAGTTAAATCTCTCATTCGCAAATCCGTCCTCTATGATTGGTGCCACCTTGGATTGGATGGCTCCTGGATTGCGAAGAAATTCAAACTCAAAACCAGCCTCTTCCAGTAACGGCTTCAGCAAGTCCATTCTAAAACCATCGGCACAGACTAGCTCAATATTGTATAGCTTGCGCCATTCAATCAGCTTAGCGACTAGCAACCGTGGATCTATACTAGGACCATCCACGACAGTGAAAAGCCCTTGCTCCTGCCACTCACGGATTGGAGCCTTGATTTTAAACGCATCAAGGAACGTCTTCCGAGCAAAACTGTGTTGCCTCCAGATGAACTCATCACCATCCTTAAATAGCAAGCCGACAGATGCAAAATCTCGGATGCTCGCATAGTCAAAACCAGCCACACACGACCTTCCGACAAGCTCAATGTCAGTGTCCCTCAAAGTAGCAAGCAACTTATCACGAGTCGTCACATCTTTCTCGAGGTCCGCTTCTGGGAGATTCATCCGCTTGGTCATAAACTCTTGTCTGCCTGATGGCTCGAGTTCCAAGTCATCATAGTCAGCTTTCGTTCTAGCAAGCAGACGCTTAGCGTAAGGAGTTGTCTCATCCAGCATAGGATTCGCTTTTGGCCAGTTGCTCATATCATCCACTTCTTCCGGATCATCCAACTTGCAGATAAACGGGAATAAGCGGAACTCCTCAAGTTCACCATTCAAGATTTTCATCGACTTTTCAATCAGCTTGTCGTAGAAGCCTTCACGGACATGCCCATTGGTACCATTGTAGAAGGTACGGGCATGGGCAATCTTACCAAGCCCTGACCGCTGAATTTTAACGGCAGAGTCATTTTCAAACTGGTGAATTTCATCAAATTCAAGGCAACCATCACGAGCCGAGTCCATTGTCTTCGGATTGTTCGTCCGATAAGAAAAGACCGAGTTGTTACCTCGGCCTGTAATAGACATTTTCGTCAAATAGTAATGGTCTTCCAGTCCTCTTCGCTGGACAGTTTCATAAACTTCCTCAAACGAGACCTTCCCCTGTTTCTCAGAGTTTGCTGTGATGGTCACATCGTAATCTCTGACAGGATAGAGAGGGCTGATGAAGAATGCGGCCCGACTGGACATGAAACCATTCTTCCCTCCCCCACGGGCCAGAGTCAGCAATATTTCATCGAATTGAGGTTCACCATCCTCTTTCCGAAAAAGAAAGATAAATGGCGTGATAAATTTTTGATACTTGGCCAGTGGGAAGAAATTCTTCTCGGTGAACTGGATATATTTCTCAATCAAAATATTGTCAAAATACAAATCATCCCTTGGATAGATTTTTTCTTTGATAATCTTGAATAAGAGTGAGCGTTCTTTGTTGACTTTGATTTTTCCTGATTCAGCAAGTTCGATATATTCATCAATCAGAGGATGCGAAATCACAATAGATCACTTCCATCCGATGATGGTTTCTTCTCGACTGGTGAATTTTCAATCTCAAAGTCAAAAGATCGCTCGATGGCCAAAAGCTGATTGCTGGTAGTGTTGATTTCCTTGATCAGCGAGTTTGCTTTTTGGAATCGTTGCTGACCATTATGCACAGTGATGACCAGGCCGTCTTGATGAAGCCTCTCTTTTAACTCATAAAGCAATCGGACAAGATAAATATATCGATGGACTTTCTCGTACTGGACAGCGTCCTTTTTTCGTGTACTGAAATTCCCGATTTTAGAAAGTAACTGATTTTCTAAATCTTTTATATTTTTTTCTGTGTATTCTTCCATTAGCCCCCACCCCCTTCATTTTTTTGATAAATATTTGGATAATCGACCCCTCCCACCGGTTCCCTGGCGCTTGATTTTTTCGATTTTTTTTCGACCGGGGGGTCTTAAAATTTTTTCGTTTGACAAATTTCACCCCCACCACTCGTCAGTTCTGAAATTTTTATTTTCCATTCTGGAAGATTTGCGGAATTGGAATCGATTGTGTCGTTTGTTGTGGCATTCCTTGCAAAGAGTTCGAAGATTGTCTAGATCTAATGCGTGTTCTGGATAATACTCAAGCTCTTTGATGTGGTCAACTTCTAGAAGAGTTCTTGTCACTCTTCCTTCATCTCGACACCAGACGCACTCGTGATGATCTCTGTTCAAAGCTTCGAGCCTCAACTTTCTCCATGAATCTGAGTTATAAAATTCTCTGCGACTTTCTCGAGTCTCAACATCAATTTCCATTTTTCTTTCTTCTCACTAATAAATGTTTGTTTCATTCGGTTGTTTCTGAAATTGTTTATGGTATTTCTGAAAATCCTTTTGTTTTTCTCTCTTGAATTAGACATATCTTATATTCTGTCTGATTCGCACCACTATTTAAAAGCTAGTAAAATAAATGGACTGCGGAGATTTGATGAAACAAATTAGCGTCTTCCTCGTTATGTCTAATTATTAACTATAAATCAAAATTAGACATCGCTTTATCACGTTGATCTTGTCTAATTCCGATATATCGTAGAGTGATTGCAGGAGATGAATGATTGAATAAATCCATGAGCATTGCCACATCTTTTGTCTTTTTGTAGTAGTGATACCCGAATGTCTTTCTCATCGAGTGGGTCCCGATGTTTTCAATCCCACATTCAATTGCAGCTGTCTTCAATATCCAATCAACTGTTCGTCTGTCGAGTGGCTTGTTCTTCCCTATCCGGCTTTGGAATAGATAATGATGCAGTGGTTTGTCTTTGATATACTCTCGGATTTCTTTCTTCAAAGTCTTCGTCATTTTGAGTTGCTTACGCTTCCCTGTCTTCTGTTCTTTGACTTTGATGTACCATCCTTGCACGTCTTTGACTCTCACTTGTAGGATATCTCCCACACGCAGACCGGAATTTATTCCAAATAAAAAGAGCAGATAGTTCCTTTCATTCCACTCTCTCAGATATTCCTTCATCGCTTGGATATCATCCTTGTCCCTGATTGGGTCCACAATGTTCATTGACTCACCTCCTTCCAAGGTAAAATAAAAAGCCAGCTTGTGCTGACTTGGCTGATATTAGGAGTACAGGATTCGAACCTGTGACACGCCGGTCATAACCCGACCGCTCTACCAACTGAGCTAACTCCCAACCTGTTTCATAAGGATCCATCGGTTCGGTTTTACCCGATAATACAATTTTAGCACCCTTTTTTTAAAATTTTTCCACGATTTCAGTCAAATTTTTAACTTTTTTCCAAATTTATTTTAAATTTGCTGTTAGCTGACAACTCAAAGATTTTCTTCTCAAGCTTGTTGAAGAATGGTTCGATGACTTCTTTGTAGGTCAATGACTTGCTACAATGCAAATATTTGATTGATGCTCCCTCAACTGTTAGAGTTCCGTCGATGTAGATTGCTTTGATTGCAGTCCATTCGTTTTCTGGAGTTAAAACCTTGACTGAAGAAATGGCTTCTTTCATCAATTCGAGTCGATGCAATTCTGGATCTGACTCTTTCTTGATGATGTCTGATAGTGCTTTCGGAGTAACTGTCTTGTTACTCTTGATGCCAGTGTTAGGATCAGAAGGCTTCCAAGGTACTTCGATTTCTTCGATTCGGTCCTTGATTTCTTTGTCAAACGGATATTGTTTCAGTGCCAGGATAAGATATCCATAGCGACTTCGTAGGTTCATTCAATCACCTCTCTTTTAAATATTTCAATAATGCCTGTCAGTGTCTCTCTGAATGCCAAGGCTTCGTGCAGTGTTTCGAACTCTGTGTCATTCGCTTTCGCTGGATGAGTACCTTCCCACATGCAGTGGCCTTCATACTGTCTTACAACATATGTCATTTGATGTCCTCCTGTTTAACGAAGACACCATTAACCATTTTCCCTTTCCGGTCCTTAATTTCTTCGTAAGCGGCTCGAAGACATTCTTCTACCGTTAAATCGTAAGCCCCCCCAACATTTGCGATGCTATCCGTGATGGCTGCCAGATCTAATTCCGGCCAAAATCTTGGACGGTCTGCGAGTTGGCTGATGTGACGCAGGGTGAATTTAAGACAGCTGTCAACATCTTTCAAGTGCCGTTCGTTGAATAGTCCGATAGATGTCCTATTCAGTGCATCTTTGATTTTAATATTTTCTTGCTGGCAAAAGATAATCATGACAACCATCATATCACCGATGGAGTCTTTGATCTGGTCAACATTATTTTTTAGATGACCTTGGACCAATTCCCCAAATTCCTCAATCAATTTCAAGATTTGCTTGCCACTATCTTGATTATTTAACCCACGATCAATTGACCAAATTTCGATTCTTTTAATTAGTTCATCCATGCTTTTCCTCTTTCATTTGTTCTTTTAGTTTTCTTTCTCGGTTCAACGTTACGGTCAACACATCGTTTTGTTGCCGGATAAGTTTTTTCATTGCTTCGTTCTCCTTCTTTGTCTCATTGGATTTGATTGAAACAATCGAAGCCCACGCAAGTCCTCCTAGCCAACCTCCAACGAAACCAAGGAAGACGATATTTTGTAGATCCATCTATTTTACCTCTACTCTTTCTCCTGTGAATTTGTTCTCGAGACCTCTAAACAGTTCATATTCTTCATTGCTATACGAATAAACAGCCGTCGTTGTCTCTTCCCACTGACTTCTTGTATACGGATATTTATTTGGTCGTTTCATTTTGTTACCTCCTTTATTTTTCTAACGTTTTGATTACATTTTCAATATGTTCTTTCTTCTGCAATTCTTCCAAACTTCCGGATTTTCGTAGATGTTGCCGATAACTGTGTAATATTTTAGAAAGTCCGTTGTGA